TCACACGACCGCGAAATTGGAGGGGGGGGGCCGAAAAATTCGGCCGTTTCCCGCGGGGCCCACCGATGAGCCGCGGACGAAAGCCGAAGCCGACGAAGCTCAAGCAGCTCGAGGGCAATAACGGCAAGCGCAAGCTGAACGACGACGAGCCGCAGTTCGACCTCGTTGAGGATTTCGCCGCTCCCTCCCGGCTCGATGAAGTCGCGAAAGGAGAATGGCACCGCGTGGCGCCGCAGCTCATCGCGCAGAAGATGTTCTCCGTGGTGGACCGGCCGTTGCTCGAGGCTTACTGCGTGGCCTACAGCCGCTGGTGCACGGCCGAGGACATCGTGCAGGCGCAGATCCTCCGCGCCGGCGCGCCGCGGCCGGCGACCGGCCCGGTCCTCGAGCTGCCGCTCGCGATGGAGTTCCACACGAGCTCGGGATACGCCCAGCAGATCCCGCAGGTCGGCACGGCCAACACCTACCTCGCGATCATGGTCAAGCTCGCCTCGGAGTTCGGCTTCACGCCCGCGGCGCGCGCGCGCCTGCATGTCGAGCCGGCGCACAAGCGCAACCCACACGATGAGTTTTTCAACCACCCCGAGGAAGGAGGCCGGATTCCCGATGCCGCGCTTCAATAAGAAACCCGCGGTGGTGGTTCTCCCTCATCTCGACCCGCGCTTCGCGTCGGTCAACAAGGGCCTGACGCTCGCCGCGATGCACTTCGAGCAGCTCCTGGCGGCCGGCTGCTACTTCGACCCCGTCGCGGCGGAGCGCGCCGTCTCCTTCTTCTCGCGCTATCTCATCCACGCGAAGGGCGAATGGTCCGGCAAGCCGATGATCCTGGATCTGTGGCAGGAGTACCACACCCGGAACATCTTCGGCTGGAAGCGCGCCGACGGCACGCGCGTCTTCCGCACGGTCTACTGCGAGATCCCGCGCAAGAACGGCAAGAGCACCTGGATCGCCGGCCTCGGCTTGTTCCTGGTCAGCGCCGACCGCGAGATGGGCGCCGAGGTCTACTCGGCCGCGGCGGACGCCGGCCAGGCCGCGATCGTCTACGACACGGCCAAGGTCATGGTCTCTGGACACCCCGAGATGCGCGCCCGGTGCAAGGCGTTCAAGCGCGCGATTATCGTCACCGCGCTCGGCGCCACCTATAAGGTCCTGAGCGCCGACGCCAACACGAAGCACGGCTTCAACAGCCACGGCGTCCTGTTCGACGAGATGCACACGCAGCGCAACCGGGATCTGTGGGACGTGCTCACGACCTCGACCGGATCCCGCCGCCAGCCTCTCATCTTGGCGATCACGACCGCCGGCTTCGACCGCAACAGCATCTGCTGGGAGATGCACGAGGCCGCCCGGCGCGTGGCCGAGGGCCAGCCGGTCGGCGAGCTGTACCCGATCATCTACGCGGCGCCGACCGAGGCCGACTGGCAGGATCCGGCGGTCTGGCGCGCGGCCAACCCGGAACCTCGGCGTCTCGATCTCCGAGAAGTACCTTGCCGACGCCTGCGACAAGGCGAAGAACGACCCGGCCTTCGAGAATACCTTCCGCCGGCTGCACCTGAACCAGTGGACCTCCCAGGAGACGCGCTGGATCCCGATGGGGGCGTGGGACAAGTCCGCCGGCAGCATCGACTATAAGGACATGCCGAAGGCGATGCTGGGCCGCGAGGGCTACGGCGGCCTCGACCTCGCCAGCTCGATCGACATCGCCGCGATGCTCCTGACCTTCACGGACAAGATCACGACCGAGGAAGGAAACACCACGAACTTCAACGCGCTTCCCTTCTTCTGGCTGCCCGAGGACGGGCTGCGCGAGCGCGGCCGCCGCGACCACGTCCCCGTACNACGGCTCTGGGCCAAGCAGGGGCTGATCCGCCTGACCCCCGGCGACATCATCGACTTCGACTTCATCGTGCGCGACGTCGCCGAGATCCGCAAGCAGTACCGGCTGCTCGAGCTCGCCTACGACCGCTGGGGCGCGCAGAAGATCAGCACGGATCTGCAGGAGCTCGGCCTGACCATCGTGCCCTTCGGCCAGGGCTTCGCCAGCATGTCCTCGCCCTCCAAGGAGCTGCTCCGCCTCGTCCTCTCCAAGCAGTACCACCACGGCGGGCACCCCGTGCTCCGCTGGATGGCCGACAACGCGATCGTCAAGCAGGATCCCGCGGGGAACATCAAGCCGGACAAGTCGAAGAGCTCGGCCAAGATCGACGGCATCGTTGCCGCCGTCATGAGCCTCGACCGCGCGGTCCGCAAGGAAGGCGCGATGGGTCCGAGCGTCTACAACACCCGGGGGTTGACCACTCTGTGATTTATCCAATTCTACGCGAGCTCGGGCGCCGCACCCGCGCGGTCGGCACGGCGGTCATGGGCGGCCAGATCATGGCCGGCCCGATCCGGACCAGCTCCGACCTGGCGGCGTACCTGTGGGGCGGCCGGTCCAGCATCGCCGGGGTCGTCGTCACCGACGAGACCGCCTGGAAGGTGTCCGTCGTCAACGCCTGCACGCGCATCCTGGCCGAGAGCGTCGCGAGCCTTCCCCTCGGAGTCTTTAAGGTCCTCGAGGGCGGCGGCAGCAAGCGCGACCGTGGCTCGAACATCGACCGGATCCTCAGCATCAAGCCGAACAAGTGGCAGACCTCGAGCGAATGGCGCGGCATGATGATGGTGCACGCGGTCCGCCGCGGCAACGCGTTCTCGCTCAAGATCAAGATCGCGGACGAAGTCGTCGAGCTCATCCCTCTGCACCCCGACCGCATGAAGTGGGGGTTGTCGGGCGGCGAGATGTGGTACGAGTACACGCGCCCCGACGGGACTACGGTCCCTTACTCCCAGGCCGACATCTTCCACCTGCGCGGGCTCAGCTCCGACGGCGTCAGCGGCCGCGACATGATCGCGGACATGCGGGAAAGCATCGGCATCGCGACGCAGCAGGAGAACTGGGAGGGCGCCAGCTACGCGCGCGGCGGCACGAAGCGCCCGGTCCTGAACCATCCCCAGCTGCTCAACGAGCAAGCGGCGCGGCGCATCCGCGACAGCTGGATGGAGAATTACGGCGGCGAGAAGGGCATGTGGAAGCCGGTCGTCCTCGAGGAAGGCATGAAGCTCGAGAACATGGACCTGAGCGCCTCGGACATGCAGTTCCTCGAGTCCCGCCGCTTCCGCCTGGCCGATCTGGCCCGCCCTTTCCGCGTGCCGCTGCACATGCTCGCCGACCTCGGCGGCGCGGCCGACAACAAGAACGAGGCCGCGACCCTCGACTTCGTCGTGTTCACCCTCACGCCGTGGTTCGTCCGGTGGGAAGAGCGGATCCAGGTGGATCTGCTGGATGACGACGGCTCGCGCTTCGCCAAGCACAACGTCAAGGGGATGCTGCGCGGCGACTCGCAGAAGCGCGGCGAATATTTCGCCAAGGCCCTGCAGTTCGGCTGGATGTGCATCGACGAAGTCCGCGCGCTCGACGACATGAACCCGCTCCCGAACGGGCTCGGCAAGAAGTTTTACATCCAGGTCAACATGCAGGAAGTCGGCGCGGCGCCCGCCGCGCTGCCCGCGCCGGCCCAGCCCAGCCGCTCAGGAGAGCCCAAATGAAATACCGCCACATCATCCAGGCCGCGATGGAGACCCCGTGGGCCATCCTGCCGGCCAAGCTCGAGCAGATCGCCGGCTTCCTCGCCCGCAAGGCCCGCGGCGAGCAGCTGAGCGAGGCCGAGATCGCCGCGGCGGTCGGCGATCGCCAGCCCGGCGGCGCCCAGGTGCAGCGCGTCGGCTCCGTCGCGGTCATCCCGGTGCTCGGCACGATCGCGCACCGCATGGAGCAGTTCCAGAGCCTGAGCGGCCCCGGCGGTACCTCCACGAACCTCCTCGCCAACCGCATCCGCGAGGCCGCGGCGGATCCGGCGGTCTCCTCCATCATCCTCGACATCGACTCCGGGGGCGGCGCCGTGGGCGGCGTGCCGGAGCTCGCCGAGCTGATCATGCAGCTCAAGCAGCAGAAGAAGATCATCGCGGTCGCCAGCGACTTCGCGGCCTCCGCGGCCTACTGGATCGCGGCCGCGGCGAGCGAGGTCGTCGTCACGCCCTCCGGCCAGGTCGGCAGCATCGGCGTTTTCATGATGCACCAGGACATTTCGAAGATGGCCGAGATGGAGGGCGTGAAGACGACCTTCGTCCACGCCGGTCCTCATAAGGTGGAGGGCAACTCCTTCGAGCCGCTGAGCGAGGAGGCCCGCGCCAGCCTGCAGGGAAAGGTGGACGGCTATTACGAGATGTTCGTCAAGTCCGTCGCCCAGGGCCGCGGCGTCACGCCGGCGCGGGTCCGCGCGGACTTCGGCGGCGGCCGCATGCTGCTCGCCAAGGACGCGCTCGCGGCCGGCATGGTCGACCGCATCGACACCATGGACGGCACGCTCGAGCGCCTGCTGCGCAAGGCCGCGGCGCGCGCCGGCGGCGGGCCGCGCGCGGAGATCAACACCAAGCGAGATTTCGAGTCCTTCCTGCGGGACGTGGGCGGGTACTCGCATGCCGAATCCAAGCGCATCGCCAGCGAAGGGTTCGGGACGGAAGCTCCTCGGGACGAGGAGGGCGCGCCGGCGGCCGCCGGGACGGCGGAAGAGCCGGTGAACGAAGGTCAGAACCCGCAGGAAGCGGAAACGCTGAAGCGAGAGCTCAAGCAGCTCGCCGACAGCTTCCGGTCGTAATTTTCAGGAGAGCAACCACATGAATCCGGAAATCAAAGCGCTCATGGACGAGATCAAATCGTCCCAGGAGCAGTTCAAGAAGGCGCACGCCGAGATGCTCGCGCAGAAGGCCGAGAAGGGCTACGTCGACAGCGAGCTGAAGGCCAAGGCCGACGCCATCAACGAGTCCGTCTCCGCCGGCCTCGAGAAGCTCTCGTCCCGCGTGGGCGAGCTCGAGCGCGCCAAGCAGATCGACAAGGCGTTCGGCGGCGCCGACAAGAAGGACGCCGTCATGGAGCGCTGCGCCGCGTTCGCGGACTCCCTGTCCGAGATGGCCCACGACCCCGAGGTCAAGCGCCAGGCGAAGAACGGCCTCGTCACCCCGCAGCTGCTCGCGGCCTACGAGTCCGGCTTCAACAAGGTCCTGCGCCTCGGCAAGGAAGCGGCGCGCCTGACCCCCGAGGAGCGCGCGGCGATGGAGGTCGGCTCCGATCCGAAGGGCGGCTATCTGCTGCCCCCGATGGTCGAGAAGCGCGTCGTCGAGTACGTCTACGAGTCCTCGGACATGCGCCGGCTCGCGACGATCGAGCAGATCGCGGGAGACTCCTTCCCGCTCGAGCTCGACCTGGACGAGGTCGACGCCGGATGGGTGGGCGAGAAGGAATCGCGCCCCGAGACCGACACCGCGGACCTGGGCGACCAGGAGATCAAGCTCAAGGAGATCTACGCGAACCCGGCCATCACCCAGAAGCTCCTGGACATGGGCCGGGCTCCGGAAGAGCGCCTGGCGCGGAAGGTCGGCGGCAAGTTCGGCCGGCTCGAGAACGCCGCGTTCTTCACCGGCGCGACCCCGAAGCGGCCGCGCGGCTTCCTGACCTACGCGGCGGGCACCCCCGGCGCCACCGCGGCGACGTGGAACAAGATCGAGCAGATCGCGACCGGCGCGTCCGCCGCGTTCGCGTCCAGCAAGCCTTGGATCAAGCTGCTCGACACCGTCCACGCGCTGAAGAGCCCGTATCACGCGAACGCGCGCTGGATGGCCGCTCGCTTGACGCTGGCGCTGATGCGCAAGCTCGAGGACGCGGACGGCAACCTGCTGTGGCAGGCGGACTTCTCGAAGGGCGTGACCGGGACGTTCCTCGGCTACCCCGTCGAGATCGCGGCCGACATGCCGGCGCTCGCCGGCAACAGCCTGTCGCTGGCGTTCGGCGACTTCAAGGCGGGCTACACGATCGTGGACGGCGCCGGCATCCGCACGCTGGTCGACCCGTACACGAACAAGCCGAAGGTGCACTTCTACTCCACGAAGCGCGTCGGCGGTGACGTCTCGAACTTCGAGGCGATCAAGCTCGTGAAGTTCGGCTAAGCCCGAGCCGTTCCCGCCCCCGAAAGGGGGCGGGGGCGGCGATCCGCAGAACGCGCAAACATCTGACGCAAGGAAGGTAAAAAGACATGCGAGACCTCAAGAATCACACGAAGTCGGAGCAGTCGATCGCTCCGCAGGCCCTCGTGGCCAGCGCCAACGGCTCCTGGATCGACCTCCTGGGCTCCGACGGCGCGGTCATCGACTTCAACATCGGCCTCTGGACCAACGGCGCGTTCACCCTGTCGGTGGAAGACGCCGACGAGACCGATAAGTCCGACGCGGCCGCCGTGGCCGCGGCCGACCTGGAAGGCGCGCTGACCGTGGTCGACGGCGCGGCCGACGACAACGTGATCCAGCGCGTCGGCTACAAGGCCGGCAAGCGGTACGTCCGCGCGGTCGTCACCGAGCCCTCGTCTCCGCCCCCGGGCACCGGCTGCGTCATCGGCGCGTCCGTGACCCACTGCCCCAACGTGCGGCCCCAGGACTGATCGGGGAATCATGAAGACGGCTGGGACCGTCGTGCTGATCGGCGGCGGTCCCAGCCTTACCCCGGAGCAGGTGGAGAAGTGCCGGGGGAAGGCGACGGTAATCGCGATCAACAGCGCCGTGTTTCTGGCTCCGTGGGCGGACGCGCTCTACTTCTGCGACGAGCAGTGGTATCGCTGGCACGAACAAACCGTGAAAAACTTCAAAGGACTGAAGGTGACGCTCGAGAACCGGAAGCTCGCCGCCGAGCTGCCCGGCCTCGTCTGCATGCGCCAGGACGGCGGCAAGGACGGCGAGCCGGGCGGCCTATGCGAGGCCAAGGACGGCCTCCGGACGGGCCTTAACTCCGGCTATCAGGCCATCAACCTCGCCGTACACTGGGGCGCGCGCCGCATCGTCCTGCTCGGCTACGACATGAAGCCGGCGCTCAACGGCCGCATGCACTGGCATACGGAGCACCCCGTCCCGACGCCCAAGGACGCGCCGCTCGCGTTCCTACCCCATTTCGACACCTTGCTCGAGCCGCTGGCCCGGCTCGGCGTCCAGGTCCTCAACGCCACACCCGGTTCCGCGCTCGAGGCGTTCCCGAAGGTCTCGCTCGAGGAGGCCCTATGCCCCGCGTGACCTCCTACTTCGTGCCCGGAGAGAAGACCTCACCCCTATTCGCGGCGGCCTTCGCCGCCGGCGCTGACGGTTATGTCTCCGCGGACGACAGCCTGCGCGACGGCGACGTGGCCCTGTTCGGCTCGGCCGCGCGATGGGACTTCCTCCTCGAAGCGCGCCGGCTCGGCCGCAACTGGTACTACGGCGATCACGCCTACTTCAAGCGCTTCGAGTACTACCGCGTCACGCGCAACGCCTTCCAGTGCGACGGGACCGGCGAGGCCGACATGAACCTTCCGCGCCGGAACGGCATCGAGATCAAGCCCTGGCAGACCCGCGGCCGGCACATCCTTGTCTGCCCGCCGGACGAGGCCTTCGAGCAGCTCATGATCCGCGCCGGCGTCCTCGAGGCGGTCGGTTGGGGCTCGCGCACCATGGACATGCTGCGCACCCATACGGACCGCCCGATCGTCGTCCGGGACCGCAGCCAGGCGGGCAAGACCCCGCTCGTCGCGGACCTCGAGGGCTGCTGGGCCCTCGTCACCTTCATGAGCAACGCCGCGATCGAGGCGGCCATGGCCGGGATCCCGGTGTTCGCCCTCGGCCCCTGCGCCGCGCGCGCGATCGGACGGACTGACCTGTCGCAGATCGAGAACCCCATCTACCCCGAGCGCACCCAGTTCGCCGCCAACCTCCTCGCCAATCAGTGGACGCTGCAGGAGATCGCCGACGGAGTCTGCTGGCGCCAGATCAAGGCACGGAGAGCATCATGATCGACTACAAGGGCATCAAGCTGCCGGACGGCGAGGCGCATCTGCAGGAGTGGATGGAGAAGGTCGGCCACATGCGCGAGGGCAAGCCGACCTACCAGTACCACAAGTACTCGGCCGCGCTCAACTTCTGCAAAAACTTCCGCCTGGCGGTCGACGTCGGCGCGCACGTCGGCCTCTGGTCGCGCGTGATGGCGCTGGACTTCGCCAAGGTCAAGGGCTTCGAGCCGATGGCCGAGCACGCCGCCTGCTGGCGCGTGAACATGGCCCACGCCGCGCACGCGAGCCTGACCGAGTGCGCCCTGGGCGAGGTCGAGGGCATCGTCCGCGTCCAGACCCGCACGCCCGGCTCCTCCGGCGACACCGGGGTGGACCCGGTCGCCGAGCGCAGCAGCCTGCGCGCCGCCGTGGACGAGGGCGGCCAGGAGGCCGCCATCTTCCGGCTCGACAAGTTCGAGCTCGAGGACGTGGACTTCATGAAGATCGACTGCGAGGGCTACGAGATCTTCGTCCTGCGCGGCGCCGAGGAGACCCTCCGCCGATGCAAGCCCTGCGTCATCGTCGAGCAGAAGCCGGAGACGGGCGGCTTCAAGCGCTACGGCATCGGCGTCACCGACGCCGTGAGCTTCCTCGAGGGCCTCGGCGCGAAGGTCCGCGCCGGGATCCAGGGCGACTACATCTTGAGCTGGGACTAATGGGCTACGGCGACGAGCTGATGGCGATGGGACGCGCGGAACGCCTCCACCGGGAGACGGGCCGGCGCGTCGCCATCCTGGACAAGGCCGGCAAGCGGCGCTGGTCGCCGGTCTGGGTCGGCCATCCCGCCATCGTCAACCCCTGCGAGCCGGTCTCCGCGTCCCACATGACCATCGTGGACTGCTCCGGCGCGCGCCCCTACCTGGCCGGCTGGGACACCTGGAACTGCTCTGCCCGCGCGCGCTTTACCGATTGGAGCGCCAACTCCCACCGCGGCCGGCTGTACCTGAGCCTTCCGGAGCTCAAGCAGGGCCGCCAGCTGCAGGAGCGCCTGGGGGACTTCGTCGTCCTCGAGCCTGGAATCTACGGCAGCAGCAGCTCGAACAAGGATTGGGGCTTCGAGCGCTACGAGCAGCTCGTCGCCGCGCTCCCGGACCTCAAGTTCATCCAGACCATGCCCGGGCCGCGGCGCGCGCCGGCGCGCGTCATGCCCCTGTTCACGCCATCCTTCCGCGAAGCCTGCGGGATACTGGCGGCCGCCTCGGCCTACGTCGGCCCCGAGGGCGGGATGCACCACGCGGCCGCGGCGCTGGGGATCCCGGCCGTGGTTCTCTTCGGCGGCTTCACGTCCCCGGTCAACACCGGCTACGAGCTCCACCGGAACCTCTTCGTCGCGGGCCCCGAGTCGCCCTGCGGCCGCTACGCGCCCTGCGGCCACTGCCGGGAGGCCATGGCCTCGATCACGGTCGCCGACGTCGCCGCGGCGCTCAAAGGCGTGCTGGCCGGCGAACTTACGGGAGGCGTTCATGCGCGCTGACAATTATCAGAAGGACGTGAAGATCGTCGTGACCTCGGCGCCGGCGACGGAGCCCATCACGGCCGCCGAGCTCAAGACGTCCCTGCGCATCGACGCCAGCGACGAAGACACCTTTCTCGGCACTTTGATCGCGGCCGCGCGCGAGATCGTCGAGGACATGACCGCACGGCGCATGATCACGCGCAGCGAGAAGCTGCTCCTCGACAGCTGGCCGGAGGGGGACACCATCATCATCCCGGTCGCCCCGGTGACGGCCGTCGGCGCGATCGTCACGAAGGACGAGGATGACGTCTCGACCGCGTTCGCCTCCTCGAACTACATCGTGGACACGAGCGGCCCCGTCGCCAAGATCGTCCTCAAGAGCGGCTCGAGCTGGCCCACGCTCGGGACCGACGCCAAGCCGGTCAACGCGATCGAGATCCCGTTCACCAGCGGCTACGCCAGCGCCGGCGCCGTCCCGGCCAAGATGAAGCTCGCGGTCAAGCTGCTCGCCGGCCACTACTACGAGAACCGCGAGAACTCGACCCCGCTCAACATCCACGACATCCCGATGGGCATCCGGGCGATCCTGACTCCTCTGCGCGTCTGGGAGGCCATGCTCTGATGCGCGCCGCGCGCCTCAACCGCCGGATCGCCTTCCAAGCCGCGACCCTCACGAGGGGCGCGGACGGGGCCATGATCGAGACCTGGGCGACCCAGGTCACGGTCTGGGGCGCGCTCGAGTCGCCGTCCGGCCGGGAGATGTTCGAGAACGGGAAGATCACGACCGAGGTCTCCCACCTCATCATCATCCGCTTCCGCCGCGACATCAAGCCGACCTGGCGGGCCGTGGTCACGGACGCCGCGGCCACGCCGACCGACCGCTACTTCCGGATCGTGGCGGTCCTCAACCCGTTCGACGGCCGCCGCGAGCTGCACATCCCGGTCAAGGAGCTGCCCGATGGCGAGCCAACCTAAGGCCTTCGTCACCGGCCGCCGGGCGGTCCTCAAGGCTCTCCTCGAGCTCGGGGAGGCCGCGCCCGAGATCGCCGAGGCGGCCGTGACCGAGGGCGTCAAGCCCTTCAAGACCGAGATGGACCGCCGCGCGCCCGTGGACTCCGGCTCCATGAAGAGCCGGATCAACATCCGCGTCAAGCGCAAGTCGACGAACGTGACGGCCTCGGTCAACACGCCGCCGGAGGCCGTTTTCACCGAGTACGGCTTCATTCACAAGCGCAGCGGCAAGCGCGTCGAGGCCAAACCCTGGATCCGCCCCTCGTTCGATCTCAAGGTGGGCGACGTCGAGAAGGACACGCTCGAGCACATGGCGAAGGGCATCGAGGCGGCCGCGGCGAAGGCGGCGGGAGGGGAAGACGATGGCGGCGCCTAAAACCTTCGAGGACGCCCTCTACGCCATCCTGCAGGCCGCCTCCGGCGTGCTCGCCTTGGTCTCCACCCGCGTCTACCCGGACCGGGCGCCGGACGACGTCGCGCGCCCCTACATCGTCTACCAGCTCATCGGCGGCGAGCGCGACCAGACCCAGGAGTCGGCCGTCAGCCTGAGCACGCAGCGCTTCCAGCTCGACTGCATCGCGGAGCGCTCGGACAAGGCCAAGGAGCTGGCGGCCGAGGTCAAGAACGCCCTGCACGGCTACACGGGCACGATCGCCGGGGTGAAGGTGGACTTTATCAACGCTTTTGACGGGCCGGGCGGCTTCTCGGAGACCACGAAGGTCTACCGTCGGATAGTCGAGATCGTGGTGATGTTCGTGGAGCCGCAATAAGCGGTCCTCGAGGAGAATAAACATGACGAGATACGCGGCGAAGGGAACCTTACTCAAGAAGGGCGACGGCGCGAGCCCCGAGGTCTTCACGACGGTGGCGCAGATCTTCGGCGGCCCGGACGGCCCCAGCTACGCGCAGGACGAGCTCGACGTGACCGACCACAGCTCGCCCAGCGGCTTCCGGGAGTTCATCGGCGGCCTCAAGGACGCCGGCGAGGTCTCCGGCGAGCTGCACTTCGATCCGGACAGCACGACCCACAACGACGCGGCCGGGCTGATCAAGGAGCTCAAGGACGGCACCGTGAAGAACTGGCAGATCTACTTCCCCAACGCCGCAAAAGTGACCTTCGCCGCGCTCGTCACCGCGTTCGAGCTGGCCGCCCCCGTGGACGGCAAGCTGACCGCGTCCTTCTCGATGAAGATCTCGGGCCTGCCCGTCTGGTCCTAAAGGAGCGCGCAACTACAACATGAGCGAACTGAAGATCCTTAGCCGCGCGGAGATCCTCGCGGTCGACGACAAGACGACGGAGATCGTGCCCGTCCCCGAGTGGGGCGGCGCGGTCCGCATCAAGGCGCTCAACGGCAAGGAGCGCGACGCCTGGGAAGAGTCGATCGTGATCAAAGGCAAGAAGGGCAGCTTCGAGGTCAACTCTCGCCGGCTGCGCACTAAGCTCATCGCGGTCTCCGCCGTGGACGAGAATGGCGCGCTGCTGTTCTCCGAAGACGACGTCGATGCCCTGGCGGGTAAGTCCGCCGCGGCGCTCGAGCGCGTCTTCAAGGCCGCCCAGCGCCTCTCCGGGCTCTCCGAGGAAGACATCAAGGAGGCCGAAGAGGTTTTAAAGGCCGCCCCGAACGGAGGTTCCGCCACCGCCTAGCGCTCGCGCTGGGCATGACGGTCGGGGAGCTGTGCCGGCGGACGACGTCTCGGGAGCTCACGGAGTGGATGGCGTACGAGCGGCTCGAGCCCTTCGGCGAAAGGGTGATTCAGATGATGCTGGCGCAGCTGACGGCGACGGTGATCAGTCTCGCGAACGGGAAGAAGGGCAAGCCGGTCAAAGCCGAGGACCTCATGCCGCGGTTCGTCGATGAGGAAGATAAGGTCGTCGACTGGCGCGTGCTGATGCAGAGGATGAAGACGTTGACGGCGGCGGCAAAGGAGACAAACCATGTCCGTAAGAGTCGGGACGCTTAGGATCAACCTCGCGGTCGATCTTAAGGCATTCCAGAAGGGCCTCGGCCAGGCGGAACGCTCGTTGAACAAGACGGCCAACCAGTTCAACGCGATCGGCTCGACTCTTACGGGCGCCGTCACGGCGCCTCTGATGGCCGTCGGCGCGGCCGCGGTTAAGGTCGGCGCCGACTTCGACGCCAGCCTGTCGAAGATCAACGGCCTCCTGGGCGCCTCCGGCCAGGAGGTCGCCGCGTACCGGACGGCCGTGCTCTCCTTGGCGGGGCCGACGGCCAAGGCCCCGCTCGAGCTGGCCAACGCCATGAACACCGTGGTCGACGCCGGCTTCAAGGGTGCGGAGGCCGTGGACGTGCTGCGCGTGGCGGCCAAGGCGTCCACGGCCGGGCTTGGGGAGACGTCCAGGGTCGCCGACGCCGTCGCCACGGCGATTAAGGTCTACAAGAAGGAGAACCTGAGCGCGGCGCAGGCGGCGTCCGTTTTCATCGCCGCGGGGCGGGAGGGGCGGGCCTCTCTTGAGGAGATGATGCAGCCGATGCAGAGCATCGGGCCGGTCGCCTCCGAGCTCGGCGTGAAGTTCAACGAGGTGGGTGCGGCGATCGCGGCCATGTCCGACCAGGGCCTCAGCGCCACGGAGTCCGGCACGGCCCTTAGATCGATGTTTACCACCCTCCTGAAGCCCTCCACGGACGCGCAGAAGGCCCTCACGGATGTCGGCCTGTCCGCGGACGGCCTGCGCAGCCAGATGCGCGAGAAGGGCCTCCTGAGCGTAATGGAGAGCCTGCGGACCGCCTTCACGGGCAACGAGGAGGCGATCTCCCGGGTCTTCCCGGGCGCCAAGTCCCTCTCCGGTCGTTCTGACCCGTCCTACGGCCAGANCGNNGNCCGGGCGCNNGAGGTCNTCAACGAGCCTCGCNNGCACCGGTCGTCGGCGTACGCTCGACACGGCCTTCGCGGCCGCCGAGAACACGATCAGCACCAAGTTCAAGAAGGCCTGGGCGCAGCTGCAGGTCGTCGCCATCCAGCTCAGCGACACCCTCTCGGGCGTCGTCATCCCCGCCATGAACGGCCTTTCCGGGCTCCTGACGCAGCTCTCGGCGGCGCTCTCCTCCACCAACCAGGACACGAAGAACCTCGTCCTGGTGTTCGCGCTGATCGCGGCGGCGATCGGGCCGGTTATGCTCGGCTTTGGGCTCTTCTTCAAGACGCTGGCCGGCGGCTTTGGGATCCTCAAAGCGGCGACGGGGATCCTGATGGCGCTGGGAGGCGTGGTCACCGGCCCGATGATCCTGGCGGCGGTCGCGCTCGGCGTGGCGGCGGTCATGATCATCAATAAGTGGCAGGAGATCGCCGACGGCACGCGGGTCATCGTCGATTACATCTACGGGATCGTGCGCGACTCTTTCGTGGGGCGAATCGTGGACGGGCTGGCCAACATGGTGAGGTGGATCGGGGAGAAGCTCGCGCCGCTCGGCGTCGTCCTGTGGGACACCACGGCCGGGACCTTCAACTTCATCAAGGACGAGACCGTGAGCGCTGCCGGCAAGATCTACGAGGGCGTCGGCGGGGCCTTCGACGGCATCGTCGCCAAGGCCGGGAACATGGCCACGCAGCTCCTGGCCACGCTCAACCTGGCCGTGCCCCAGATGACCGCGCAGACCGAGGCCGCCCGCCAAGGCCTCGTCGCCCTCGGCAACGAGCATGAGGTCCTTGCCGTCAAGGCTGTCAGCCTGTGGACGCAGCTCGACAACGCGATCGACGCCGGCGCCAAGGCGGTCGGCCAAACCTACACGACTTTGCGCGCCACGATGAGCGACAGCGGCGCGGCGATGCGCAACACGATGAATCAGATGGCCGCCCAGAGTGCCACCTCGATGGGATCCATGACGGCCTCCTTCGCCCGCGGGACGATGGGCGTCACCCAGTTCGCGCAGCAGATGATCCGGGAGATCGGCAAGCTGATCGCCAAGATCCTCCTGCTCAAGGCCCTGACCGCGGTCGGCATGGGCGGCCCCTTCGCCGCCGGCTTCATCGGCGGCATGTTCGCCGAGGGCGGCCGCCCTCCGGTCGGCCAGGTCAGCGTGGTCGGCGAGAAGGGCCCCGAGCTCTTCGTCCCCGACACCGCCGGCACCATCATCCCCAACGACCAGCTCGGCGGGGGCTCCGGAGGGGGGAAGATCGAGGTCGTCCAGCACTTCCAGGTCTCCGGCGTGGATCTCGGCTCCGATGAGTCCGCGCGCCGCATGATGCGCGCCATGGCCGCCCAGATGCGCAGCGGCGCGATCGAGGCCGTCACCCTCGCCAACGCGACCAGCGACCAGGCGAAGCTCAACCCCCGGAGGGCCGCGTGACCATCCTCGACACGGCGCTGCGCGCCACGCCGGCGTTCTTCGGCCCGAACCTGCTCAACAGGCACGCGGACCGCGCGAGCGACCTGATCATCGCCAACGCGACCGCCCACGCCCTGCGCCACCGCCTCTACGACATGGATCCGCGCTCCCGGGTCCAGACCGCCGGATCGGATGACACGATCGAAGAGAACATCGAGTTCGGCCTGTGGGCGCCGGGCATGGCGACGTCCGTCGACTTCGATTATTTCGCGATGCTGAATCACAACATCAAGGAGATGACGGTCGAGTACTCCAATACCAACGGAGCGCCCTGGACCAATCTACTCACCTCCGCGGCGATCGCCACGACCTACACCCGCGTCTCCTCCGCCTCTTTGCTCGCCGCGGACCGCTTTCGCATCCGCATGCTCAAGACGCAAGTGGAGAACGAAGAGAAGAAGCTCGGCGGCATCACCATCAACAAGCTGCTCCTGCAGCCCTCCATGGGCATGAAGACCTTCACCCGCATCCCCCCGATGGTGGGCCACAAGAGCGCCCGGATGGCGGACAACACCCCGCGCCGCTCCCGCAAGTTCCGGTCCGACGCCTCCTTCACCCTTGACTCCTTCAGCCTGAGCTTCGTCGGCGTCCAGGATGACGAGCTCGAGGAGTTCCGTGAGATCTTCAAGCACGGCCTCGGCCCGATCCTCTTCGTGCCCGAGCCCGGCCGGCGCCCCGGCGAGGCGTACCTCTGCGACGTCATCCCCAACACCTACAGCGACAACTACATGCAGATCGGCAATCCCGAGGCCGGCTCCGTGGTCGCCTTCGATCTCGAGGAGGTCGGCTACTCCTCATGATCTCCTGCTCGGCCGAGTTCAAGGCCCTGTGGCACAAGAAGCAAGGAAAGCCCGATCATCAGCGCATCGGCTACAAGCGCCGCTTCAAGGCCGCCGGCGTCTATCAGAACGAGACCGAGTTCACCTACCTCTACCGGCCCGACTTCATCAGCTTGGGCGACATGCCGCAGCAGATCGACGCCCAGTTCCAAAACGTCGTCACCATCTCCGTCATCACGCTCACCTTCCCCAACCTCTACAACGAATGGATCGAGACGGCGCTCCCGCC